CTCCGGAAGTAGTAACCGAGCCAACCCCGCTAGCGGCAGAAACGCCACTAGCCGTTACTATAGCCGCTCCGGAAGCCGTAACGGATCCTATTCCACCAGCCACAGAAACACCACTTGGTGTGACTACAGCCGCTCCGGAAGTAGTAACCGATCCTATTCCGCTGGCAGCAGAAACGCCCGTGACACTAACACTAGTGGGGAGAGATATCGTAACTGAGTCAACTGCACTGGCCGCTGATACCCCACTTGGGGTTACTAAAATCTCTCCAGAAAGAGCAACCGCTCCAATTGCACTGGCCGCTGATACTCCACTTACCGCTACCACAGCCTTTCCGGAAGCAGTAACGGATCCTATTCCGCTGGCTGCGGAAACGCCTGTAACCGGTAGAATAGCGTTTGTTACAAGAGAGGGTGATCCTACTGCGCTGGCTGCGGAAACGCCTGTGACACTAATACTAGTGGGGAGGCTTATCGTAGCAGACCCTATTCCGCTGGCTGCGGAAACGCCGCTTACCGCCACTACAGCCTTTCCAGAAGCGGTAACGGACCCTATTCCGCTAGCGGCAGAAACGCCGCTTACCGCCACTACAGCCTTTCCAGAAGCAGTAACTGAGCCAACCGCACTAGCTGCTGATACACCTGTAACCGATAGAATAGAGTTTGTTACAAGAGAGGGTGACCCCACTCCACTAGCCGCAGAAACGCCTGTGACACTAACACTAACCGGAAGACTTATAGTAACCGAGTCAACCGCACTGGCCGCAGAAACACCGGTAGCCTCAACGGGAATAGGACTATTCCACGCTCCAGCGTTCCAGGTGCTTCTATTCCAGCCAGTAATTAACGCCACTAGGCAATCCTGATTATCGCATTGTTAGCGTCGTTTGCCGGATACTGAATCGTAAAGTCACCCGCACTGGACGACTTGTCTCCGCCAAAGTTAATTACTGCTACAGCAGGATCTGCCGCGTGATTTGTAGTAGAGCCTGTTCCAGCAGTGCCTAACGTGCTGTTATAGATCAAAGCGCCTCGCGCATTGCTGATGGTGGACGAAGAAAATGTCGTATCAGCAAAATCAACAAAAGCCGTAGGAACAGAACTACTGTTATCCCCAAGTCCAATGGTCACACTGCCAAGGGCGGCTCCCCCAGCGGAGTAATTTGTGCCAGATACCTCATTACTGGTTGTGTAGCCAGTAGTGTCCGCGTCGATAGACGAACTATTGGTAAACATAGCAACTTTAAGGGTATCTGCTGAAATAGCACTAGATCCCGTTCTCGTGTGAGCGGTCAAAAAATGAATTCCGGCAAGTATTTCTCTTTTGAAAGTTCCGCACATTGCGGATGATCCAATAGCCATTTTATAGTCTCCTTATAATTTCAGCCAAGTCATCTTGACCTTGCTTCTTCATCAAAGCCCAAATTGTAGTTCTTTCACTTTGAGCCATCTTATTCATATAAAAAATAAGTACTTCTTTCAACTTATTTCTATGCGCTATCGCTTGATCCCGTATAACGGGGGGAGCGTCCTTAGACACAACCATAATCTTGTTCATAGCCATCTCAGCCATTTGTTCTGGCGAATGACCCCCGTTGTTGCTAGTAAAAACAACAGGATCGGGTATCGCCGTGTGGCTTTCGTTATCTAGCACTAAGCAACCTCCTAAATCTGTGTTAAATATTACTTAAACATGCTCTTAGCTTACCGCTTGTCGGTACTGACCCGAGCGATATGTATCTTCTCGTAACTTACCATCAGCAAGATTTTTTAACAGACCAATAGATTGTGCGTATAGTTTCTCATAGTTGGTTATAGTGTCTGGCTCGCCTTTCATAAATCGAATAGCCTCGATAAGCGCTCCATTTAGCAGGGCGGAGTCAAAGTTATCGCCCAACCACGTTGTGCTAGCTGTAACAATAGATGCCGGATAGTATCCGTAATGTAACTCTACTGTGTAACCGCTATCTGGTGTTGGTCCTAATATAATTGAATCTTCAGAGAAAAGCGCATAGTGCGCGGGTACGCCCGTTGTAGCAGGGTTTGGGTAGGCTTCGCGTATAAAATTAACATCTTTATTTATAAGATACGTGTAAACACCACTACCATCTAGTACGGCTAAACTATAGACATAAAGAAAATCTAAAGGGAGAGTTAGGTAGTTGTTAGCTATAGTTAAAATACCAGTTTGGTTACTACGCAAAGCGGGTATTTGCACAGAATTAAATATCTTCTGTTCTGCTTGATCTGTAAACATAGCAAGCTGCGCGTCTGTAAAAGTCATTTCACAGATGTCTTGTATGTTAGTCTTTAGCTCTGTGTAGTTCATATCTCGTTAAACTCCTAGGAAACAGCCACTACAACGGTGCCTACAGACCCATTAGCTTCTAGATCATTGGGCGTTAAGCCAAAAGGATCAACCCCAGAACCAACTGGATTCCAACCCCACTGTATATTTCTACTGCTGTTGTCACCGGACGCCCCAAGACTTGTATCAGGTCTTGGATCTCGTATAGCCTGTGGATCATCCACAGGATATTTACCTTGGTTGTTTTGTGGGTGGTCGGGATTCCAACAAGTAGGACACGCCTTTATATTGGTATTACGTCCTCTTTCAATAAGTTCTTTTAACACCCGCAACTTATATTGAAAACCACATACATCACACATAGCCAGAGCGTTTTTATTAGATGCGAATCTACTAGACATCGCTATATCCTAGCCACGCGGGGTACAAAGCGTGCGGAAGTTTTATCTCTGTCTTCTCCCGCAGCTAATTCAAATTGTGCCTCATACTCCGCCTTTAGCATAGGTAGTCTAGGAGCGAGTTCGGGGTCTTTCATAGCGTTCTGGTAAGCTAAACCAGCTACCAAACAAGGCAAAAATCGGAAGTTCATATCTGCGGTTTCAACACCACTGCCTGCGTCTTCGATACGACGCATACGCCAATACACAAACGTGTAGTCGTTGTTATCCGGCACAGGCCAAACATTTATACGGGGAGCATCAACCAAGCGCTCTATCCAGACCTGTATAGGTCTACCACGTGTTAATTTGTTAGGGATAGAAGCGTATGTACTCACACTAATCCGACTTATGTTAATATCAGACTGTGTGCTGGTGTCTCCCGCATTGGTGCGAATAGATTGCTCTAGCAGGTCAATGGTGTCGGCAGGAAGGGTGTATTGGGATGTACCCGTTGTTAGAGAAACGGTCTTTTCTTCTATAGTCCATAGGTTTATGCCACGGTTCTGCCATTCAATAGTAAGCAGGTTCATGGATCTACGAGCAGTACGTAGATCATACCCAGAACGCATCTCACGGCCCGCACGTTCCCACGCCTCTTCAGCGATCTCCGTGAAGTTCATATCAAACGCGGTTGTGTTCGAGGTAGCCATTATGCTTTCCTATACCTTCTTGTCTTCTTCTCTATACTCTTTGGCTGCTTTACGAACTGCTTCCCGGCAGCAGTCCCCCGGCGCTTTGCTCGCGTGGTCGCTGCATACTCCTGCGGAGACAACGATTTTATGGCCTTCTCCGGTAAGTATCGTTCGCCCGTCTTCCTCGATGGTTTTCCTGATTTCGTGCGCCATTTCTGTTTTGTCCAATTCTTTAATGACCGTTGCGACTTCTTCAAACCACCAGATTTGTAGTACCTACGCATTACGACTTGTAGCCCCCACCAGCCTTCTTGTACCGCTGGGCTAACATTTGCGCTTTACGGGCGGACCATTGACCGGGGTTTCCCCCTTTGCCACCAGCCTTAATGCTACTAAACAAGCGTTTCCTCATACCCGGTTTGGTATAATTACCAGCCTCGTTAACCCGAGACTTAGTTTTCCCGCCTGTTTTGTAGTACTGACGCATTAGGAACCCTTCATAACTACCATTTTGGCCTTACGGACACCTTGGCGAGCCATACCACAACCACGAGGTTTACCACCTTTAACGCCGCCGCCATGACCGTACTTCATCATACCGCCGCCCATCATCTTCTTCTTTTTCTTCTTCTTGGGGCGCTCTGATGGAGGTAAGTCCATACCTTTGGAGCCTTCTTCCCGCTCTTTAGCGGTGGGTCGGCGTTTCATTGGCCCTTTCGGTGGCTCGATAGTAGGAACAGCACCAGCCGCCATACCTGCACCCGCGCCAGCCATAGCACCCATATCACCCATATCAATCATGTCGCCTTCGGCGTACTTCATAACTTTGCCGCCGCCCATCATCTTCTTTTTCTTCATGTCTTTCTTCATTTTATCTTCCTACTTTCTTCATAGCTTTGTTATGTGAGGCTTTAAACGAGCTACCTTTACGCATATCCTTCTTCATCTGCGCCATATGTTTGGCGGTATGGTGTTTAGAATGCTTCTTTAGCGTAGTTTTTTGTCTAGCACTGATCTTCTTACGCATCTAACACTTCCAACGTTTTCTAGCTTGTCTTAAACGGCTGTTAGGATCTTTAGCTGCTTTAGGAAACTTCTTCATTTGCCCAGCAGAACGGGCGCAATAAGATTTGCGTCTGTTAGCTGCTTTACTACCGGGTTTGACTTTGCCTGTGACAGCAGTCTTTAGCTTGCTGCCGGGGTTTTTACTTCTATACGAAGCTACCCCAGCCCTAGTCATCCCTGCGCCGGACTTGGTAGAACGGAAGTTCTTCTTATTCCTAGCAGGCATATTGTCAGGTTTACGCTTATTCTTTACCGTACCCCCAGATTTGTAATATGACCGCATAGAACTACCCTACATAAAACACCGTAATAGATGATAGGTGTGTCTGGGTGTAGAGAACATATCCCCCACCAGCAAACACAATCCCGTCATCAGGAACGTCTGGATACTGTGTAGTGTTCGCAGAAGCTACAGTGTTGAACTGCATACGAATGCTACCTGTAGAAGAACCTTCTCTAAAGGTAATAGTGCCAGCAGTGGCAGTATTAACTGCGTACAGACCCCGAAGCCGCATACGGCCCCTAAACATAGGAGCAGCAATAGATGTTCCAGAACCAGCGCTAACATTACCAGCCGGATTACCTACCGCCGCAATAGCCGATAAAGTGGTAAAGAAAGTAGAACCTGTTGCTGTACCGGTATCTGCTCCGGTAATTGACTCGGTTACGGCAGATCCTGTTTCATCAGTACCCGTAACCGTAAACGATATACCAGAATC